CTAAACCTGTCATTGGATTATAAGTAATTGCTCCTTGTGGAATAGCTGACCAATTAGGCATATAATTACCTTTTTTATCTGGTGTAAAATTTAATTGAACATAGTTTTGACCTCTATGTTTAACTTCAAAGTTAGCTAAATTTCTAGCATTGTTTCTTATTACAGCGGGTTGTGATTCATCAGAGTAACCTTTAAATAAAACTTCAAACTGTGCTTCTGGTGTTTGAGCTGCAAAATAATCTTTCATTTGATTTTTTATTTGAGCTAATTCTTTAGCTTGTTCGGATTCAATGTCTAACTGTTCACCAGCTAATGCAATTTCTCTTTTAGCTTTATCTTGTGCACCTATATTTTTAAATAATTGTTCAGTTGGTTCAAGAAACGCTTTAGCTAAATTACCAGCTGTACTACCGCCACCTGTTTCTGAAAGACCTCTTAGTCCACCTGTTATTAATAATTGAGAAACAGGATCTATAGATTGAACAGGATAGTCTGCATATACTTTTTCTAATCTTTCTCTTGCAGAACCAACTTTAAAATTTTCTCTGATACCAGTCATAATACCACCACCGACATCACCACCTTTTCTAAACATGGGTCTTCTTAATATTTTACTATTCATTATTAACCTCTTTGTATTACCATTGGAGCCGGATTTAATGCTCTATAGATTCCAGCTAATGTTGAAGCTGCACTTAATCCAGTTTGTAATGAGCTAGGAGTAGGTTGAATTGTTTGTTGCTGTTGAGCTGGATATCCTGATATCAGACCCATGATGCCTGATCCAAGAGTTTGTGCTGCTTGAATAGGTTGTTGTAATTGAGCTTGAGCTAATTGTTGTTGAGCAGTTAATGTTGCTTGATCTGCTGCTTGTTGTATGCCACCTAAAGTAGTTAGACCTGCAATTTCTTGACCAGCTAATGATGGAGCCTGACCTGCTAGTCCAGCTTGGAATTGTCCAAGACCTAATTGTTGACCTGATAAACCTAATTGTGCACCTAATTGAGCTTGACCTACACCTAGCTGTTGTCCTGCTAATGCACCTGCAGCTTGACCTAATCCTAATTGTTGACCAGCTAATCCTGCTTGCGCTGCTCCTACACCCATCCTTTGAGCTTGAGCTTGCTGTGCTAATTGTTGTGCTTGACCAAAAGCTGTTTGTAATAATTGTGCTTGTAATGCTGCTCTGTTTCTATCTGATGCAGACTGATACTCTGCTCTTTGAACACCTTCTCTACCACCACCAAATGCACCAGCACCAATTGCTTGTGCTGCTAATCCAGGTAAACCTTTCTGTGCTTGAATATCATATTCTGCTAATGTTGTATCAATAACATCTTGTTGATATGGAGACATATATTGTTGATAAGCTGTTGGACCTATCATGCCTCTTGCTGCTGCAATATCACCTGTTGCTGTTCCTAATGCACCTCTTGCTGCTGCAATGTCTGCTGGTACACCAGTTAAAGTTCCTCTAGCTGCTGCAATATCTGTTGGAATACCTCCTAAAGTAGTTTCAGCTTCTCCTGCTAATCTTCCTGCTTGTTGTAAGTATGGAGTATAAGCACCAAGACCACCTGCTTTACCAATAGCTTGTTGAGTTAATGCACCAAGTCCAGCAGTATATTGTGGACCCATTACTTTTGATAAATCAGCAGTCTTTAATCCACCAACAGCTTGTTGTAATTCTGTAATATAGGGTTTTGCAGCTGCTTCTATAAATTCAGGTGGTTGTGTTATTTGTGTTATTGTTTCAGCCATTAAACTCTTCCTCCATTTTCTAATTTTTTCATCATGTCATACATACGTTGCGCGCCAACGTTGACATCACCGTCACCCATTCCTCTTACAGCATCAGCTGTAAATACAAATTCATTGTTAGATAACATTGCAGGAATGTCATCTTCTTTTTCTTTTACACCAACTGGAGGAATAAATCCACCAGTATCTCTCATGTCTAATTCTGTTGCTCCTGCAGGGTTTTGATTTAATGGAAGACCCATGATGCCTGCTGCATTAATAGCATTTTGTTCTGGATTATTATTACCAAAAGCATAGCCAATTCTACCACCTTCAGCTTTATTTTCAGAAAGTCTTTCTCTAGCTTCTTCAATTGCTTGTTGCTGACTAAAACCTGCTTCCATCAGTTCACCTACAAGTTTCATAAATTTACTTTCATAATCTTCAGAACCTTCACTATATCCAACACGTCCACCAACAGCAAAACTAGGACCACCGGTATATTCAGCTAAATCTGCTTCTACTAATGCCGGAATTTCTTCTTCAGGATATTTTAATTCTCTATATGCTTTTGTTAATCTTGTTCTTAATGCACCAATGTTTCTCTCACCACCAACAGTAGCACCTTCATCAGAAGGTAAACCTTCTCCTAAAACAGAACCTAATACAGTTCCTGCTGCTGCACCTTGAAATAATTTATTTTTTAAAAGACCACCTGTTCTAGTCATATCAGTATCACCTATTGCTTCACCAAATATTGCTTCTCCAAATGGAGTTGATTTAAATGCACCGAAAGTTGGACCTATACCTTCATATCCAAATAAACCAGTAGCTGGACCAAACATTTTAGCTCTACCAAATAGTCCACCAATATTTGTTCCTGGTATACCAAATGATAAAGCAGCTAAACCTAAAAGTTTTCCTGCATCTGATTTAACTAAATCTTTGACGCCACCCACAGCACTTTTAACAGCACCGGTAACACCCTTTACAGCTTTCTTTACAAAGCTTCCTAATCCGTATTGTTGTCTTGGCTCAAGGCTCATGATGCCTCCACCCATTCTTAATTGACGTTCCATAAGTGATCTATTTATTGCCATAATTTTTTGTTTAAACTAGTTTAAGGCAGGTAAAAAAACCTGTAATTATTGACTTTATTATTTTTTAGCTTTTTCGTCAATACGTTTAGTATACTGTAATTCATCCCAAAGTCTACCACAATATTGGTAGTCTCCAACGTGAGTAATATAATCTAATATATAGGCATGAATTTTACCACCTATTTCAGACCATCTTTTACAAAAACCAAAATCTTCACCGAAAAACTCTTTAGTTTTCGTATCGTGTACACAGTCAAATAAGTTATATAAATTTTCTTTAAATGTCTCTTTACCATTAATAATAGTTGGTTGATTAATCTTTAACTCAGGATATTTTTCTATCATTTTTTCAATAACCGATCGTTTAATTAACATACATCCAGTTGGCGCATGAGATACTTCGGCTACACCATCAGTTACTTTTATTTCATTTCTGTTACTTACTTTTATTGGAAATGTAAAACCTGATTTAGATAAATGATCTGCTTCATCTAAAGCTTCTTTATGTAATCGTCTCCATGATTTATCCCAATCAAATGACTTCATTGGATAAGGACATGCAATAACATCTTTATCTTTATCAATCATAGTAAATATAGTCTTAGCTTGAAAGTCTATATCTGAATCAATGAATAATAAATATTCATATTTCTCTGGTGCATTCATAAATTCAGCTACACATAAATTTCTGCCTTGTTGAACCAATGAAGATTTTAATAAACTAAAACTAACCATGTGGCCTTTTTGCATACACTCTTGTTGTAAGACTAATAAGGATTGTGTAAAATGAATTGAACATTCGCTATGTACTGGGGTTGCAACAAATATCTTTTTACCTGGTTTTCCTAGATTAGATAAATTTATTTCTGTAACATTTTTTTTCTTATTAAACCAAATGGGTTTATTGTTTTGCATTGATTGCTCCTTGTAAAAATCTAGTCCAAGATATTGCTTTCTTATCCCAGCTATAAAAACGATTAACATATTCTGTTTGCATCTTTAAATGATTTTGAATGCCTGGATCCTGAAGCGATTGTGCGGCTATATCTATTCCAGCTGCAAACTTAATTGCTAAACTTTCATAATTATCAGAATATGGAATATACATTGGAAACTCACCACCAGTTTCAAATAGCGCACCATAATTAGTGGTTACACAATATAAACCAGCAGCCATTGCTTCAACTAATGATATACAAAATGTTTCTTCCCATATTGATGGATAAACAAATAAATCATATTTATGTAAATTTTCTTTTATATATTCATTTGGTTTGTAACCAATGTAATTTACATTGGGTAATTCATTTGCTTGATCATAAAGTTCTTGATAATGTGGATCATTCGCTTTTTTAAAAGCATCTCCATATACTTCAGTAGATGAATAGACATCCAATTCAACATTAGGGTTTGTTACTTTTTGCATTGCACCGAGTAAAACATTGAGTCCTCGCCATGGTGTACAATGATGAATTATTTTTATTTTCTTTTTAGTTTTAGTAGATCGTGGTTTAATATAATCTATACCATTTTTTATAACCAAGGATCGTTCACATGGTATATTAAATGCTATTCTGAATTTTTCATAATTCCAATTAGAATTAAATACATACCAATCATATTTATTATGATTAGATTTATCTTTAAACCATGGTGCAAGATTCGGTTGATCATATGAATTCTTTTGCCAAAGTATATTTAACTTCGTAGGATGTAATGGAATTTTTTCTGGTACCGATGTAGTAATCTGTACTTGATCTAATAATTTTTTATCAACGTATTTACTTAAATACTCTAATTGAAGCTCTGTCCCGCCTCTAGGATTTTGGTTTGTCATTCTTTTGATTCATCACTTTCTGTAAAACATTTAATCCTTTCGGAGAAACCTCTACGGTTACATCTTTCACAATAGTTGGTCCTGTCTGTTCTGTATTCCAAGTTTTTCCTGACTTCGTACATCTCCATGTATACGTAGTTGTACAATGTATTTTAGGTAATTCTTTATCCATTCTGATCTTCTCTACTAATTTCTAATATTGATAGTGTGGCACTTATACCAGATGTATCAGAAGTTTCAAGAGCAATCGAATCATTATCTTCTAGGATTAATGGTCCTTTAGCTACATTACAAATAGTAGGACCGGTAATACTTGCGTGTGCAACGACATAACTTGTTGTAGCAGAATTATCAGTCATATGTACTTTAAATGTTTTTGATCCACTAGAATTTGTTACTTGTACATTTTGAATAATTGCATTTGCATTACTTGGACAAGTATAAGTCGTTACTGCTGTAGTAACCGTTGGGTCATAGAATGCGTTTTTATAAAAGTTAGCCATTTGTTGTATCGTACCATTTTAATGAACCAATAACACCATCATTATTAGATGCACCTTTAGCACATAAAGTTAGTGTGTCAGATGCACCTGCTATTGTTTGTCCAAGTTGATATTCAAAATTAAAACCATCTCCAAAATTTTCAATAGAAACTCCTTTACCCGATAAATAAGTTCTATTTATAATTGTTCCCCCTGTAATGGTTTTAGTACCGTCTAAATCATACTCTACATCATCAGAATAACTTGTGTATGAAAACGCTGTTGAAGGAGTTGCGTTTTGTCTTAACTGTACTTCAAAATCAGAGTTAGATACAGCAGAAGCTATAAAACCTTGAGGAATAATAAGTGCATAAGGTCTTCCTGATTTAATTCTAATGGTTCCTAAATTATAAAATGTACCAGCTGTTGTTAAAGTAACTCCAGCTAATGAAGCAGTTCCAATTGATTGAATAACTCCTTGTGGAGAATAGCCACCTTCAATCATACAAGAAGAACATACTTGTTGTAATACGGCTGCACCAGATATCGTCCCAGTTGTTTCTATTTCATATCTTATTGGTAAGTTTGCAGTTTGCATATAAACAGTTGATAAATTATTAGCATTATAAAATGTATGTGCTGTAATAAATTTACCATCTATTACAAAACCAACTCTAACGGATCCCATACCCAACCATTCATAATCCGTAAATAAAATAGTTGCTTTAGTTGGATCGAGTGTATAGCCAGAAGCTCCTGTACCATCTAATTTATCACCATTCCAAGCTGACTGTGCAATTGGATCATCAACACTTGAACCTGATGTATAACTTCTTCTTACAATTTGATAACCTGTTCCAGTGTCTTCAAAAAAGATTCCATTGTTTGCATCAAAACTTCCAACACGTTGTTCTAATCCAGATTCTTGTGCATTCATTACAAATGTATTAAATATAAATAATGACTTACCTGGTTGATAAGACATAACTCTTTTTGATTGTCTTATGACTTTATCGCCACTAGCTGTAGTTACATTTAAATTAACTGTAGATTTATTTGCGGTATATGAAACTGTTCCTGATCCAGTTAAAGATTCATCAAAAAGATTATTTTTTGACATTACATTTGTACTATCAAAAATAGTAAATGGATTAGAAACTCTTAATCTTCCAAATGCATCATAAGCATTTGATCCATTTCCACCACCAATTACGGTTGGTTCTACATTGACATTGTTACATCCAGACATTAGCAACCAAACCTCATATTAAACCAAGTAAATCTTTCTAATTCTTTTCTTAAATCATCCTGATAAGAAAAGTTTAATTCATTTTTCATTGTATCAATAGATCTTAAAATTTGTCGTTGGTTTTCAACATCATATTCTTCTTTAGGTTCTGGTACATATGTAGTTATTCTAGCCATTAGTATCCTGTTCTTCCCATTCCACTTCTGTTAGAAAATGAATCTGATGCTCCTCTAGCTCCTCTATCTCCTCCAGTATTATCTCTACCTCCGCCCGCAGGTCCTGTAGATCTTCTTTCACTTGCTGGTCTTGATGCTCTGTAAGATGATAAGTTGCTATCCGTAGATCCACCTAAACTAGTTATTGCTTTATTCAATTTAGTTAAATTAGATGCACCATAAGCTTTGCCGGCTTCTTTTCTTGCAAGTATTTTATTTCTTCTGTTGATAATAGATTCTAATGGTCCTCTTCCAAAAGCACTTATCATATTATAATTTTCCATTATACCACCTGGTCCATATATATCTTGTAACTGAGTTCCATAACCTGCTTGTTGAAGTCTTCTAGTATCTATTGCACTCTGTGGATTTGGATTTATTAATCCTGTTAGTAATCCTATTCCAGGTATGCCTGATGCTAAACTTATTAAACTCCCTATACCTGTTCCAATTAAATTTCTACCAGATCCATATAAATCACTAGCTCCACTAATTATTCTTCTAAATAAATTTTGTTTTGGCGGTGTGAATGTTTGACCTAAAATTCTATTTTGATCTGCTATAGTTCTAGGAGTTTCATATCGCATGTCTCCAACACCTGAATATGGATATTGTTCTTCCTCATCTTCTTCTATATTAATTGGAATATCAGTTATTCCACCTTTTGTTAAATCAAAAGTATTATATACCGGCATCCCTGTATCTATAACTTCTGTTAAATCAGGCTGATTAAATTGTTGATTTAAATACTGTTGTAATAATGCTGGATCCGTAAAATTTCTATATGCCATTAACGTCTACCATCCGGTTTTACATCTACTCTTAATGTTCCATAACGCCAAGTCTCACCTACAGCGTCATTTTCAATTTTGATTGCAAGAAGTCTTCCTCTTGCTCGAGTGTCCACTTTATCAGTAGATGATGTAATTGTAAAGGGTCCAAGAGGTGAGCTAGCAGCTGTTTGACTTGGATAATCATTTAATAATAAGGTTACTTTTGAATTACCAGTTAAAACTTTAAAATCTGGTACAAATCTTTTCATAGACATAATAAATTCACCATCCCCTCTAAAATCAGCTATGCCAGTAGACTGACCTGTAATACCTCTTCTTGCTGCAATATCAAAATCACCTGATTGAATATAAGCATTAATAGATGTGGTGCCTGATGAATTGATTTGATCAGTTCCGGTTTCATGAGCATAGTAAATAGATGCACCATATAAATTAGTTATTCCTTGAATTGGAAAATTAGGTGTAGCAGTTGAATTATATTCTGTTGCATAAGGTAAATTAAATACTCCTTGATCAAAATAAGTAGTTCTAGCTAACGATCCTGTTGTCCAACAGTTTTCACCATAGTTATAAGTCACACATCGATCTACTTGATCCGATCCACTTTTTGGATAGAACCAAGTAACTTCATTATATAAAGTATTGTGTTCTGAATATATAACTTGACCTGCATCATAATTAATTCCTAGATTACCGCCTGTTGTAGTAAATACAAAATCTTCAACTAAACATGGTATAGCTTTAACGGTACCATCATACATAAAGAATCCACCTTCACCAGACATCCAAAATATTTGACCATTAGAATAACTAACCGCGTTTTGTCCAATGCATCCACAGTTGGTACCTACTTGTCTAACTGAGAATGTAAATGGTGGACCCACGAATTGAATGACATATGCTGCATTATCCGTTAATACAAATACATAGTCTTTACCTTGTACGGCTGCAGAAATAAAGTTACCAGTATCTAATCTAAAAGTACCTGCAGTATTGGTTGCAGTTGGTTGATAGGTATTTAAATCTTCTTGATTAGAAAATCTAATGAACATTGGATCTTGTGTCGATGGACTACCAATTGTAGTTTCGGTTCCAAAATGAAATAAATGTCTATCTCTATCCGATACTAATGTAAGTCTAGATTTAGTTGGATTGTTAGTTGTTTCAAACCCTGATGTTGATGTAGAAGCTCTTATAGTTCTTGGATTTGATGCTCCTGCATTCCATGTAAATGTTTTACCATTATGAATGGTTGCAACTAATACTTCTCCAAAATTATCCAAACTCCAGATGCCTGGATCCAGGACCACGTCACTTATTGTTCTTTCCGTACCCCATGTTGAATCACCCCATAGGTATGTACCCCAACCATAACCTGCAGTTTGAAATGTAGGTCCTACAATTATATAAGGATCAATTTGTGCTGATCCTTGAGTAGACATACCACTACCCCCTTCATTAGTAGGCATGGTGATATCAAATGTATTAGAGGTTACATTCGATATTTCAAATGTATTGTCTTCAAATTGTGTTGTTGTAAAATCAGTTTCTCCACCACCAGGTAAAGATACTGATGAAAATTTTATGTATCTTCCTTGTGCTAAACCATGACTGGTTTTATTGACTGTAACCGTTGCAGAGCCTGTTGTTGAATCAAATGTCGCTCCAGTGATTGCTGTATCCAATGGTGTGATATCGTAAAAGTCTTCACCGTAATATAAAAACAATCCTTGTGACGTTCCAATTGCCGAATACTTTTCACCTGCTAAAGAAGTCCAAGAATGCTGGGCTCTTGCAACACCTGGTAAAGTTAAATTTTCTACTGTTAATTGTTCCCAGCCACCAATCTTTTCTGGTAAACCGTATCTAAATCTTACAAAATCCCCATCAACCCACTGTGATTCTGCGCCAGAATCTGTGACTTGTTTGTTAAAACCGGGTTTAAAATTAAGTTTTTGTAACATACTGAAGACATTATAATACTATTTTGCAAATGATGGTAGTCCTAACATCGCTCTTCCATCAAACTTGTTTTTAGTAGCAAATGGTCCATTTACATGGTTATAATGCAAGAATACTTGACCACAGATATT